TCTCCACCGAATTGCTTGTTGCCATGGCGAAGATCACCGATCACGGTCGGGGGCACGCGGAACAGGCGGGCCACTTCCTCGACTGAGAATTGCCGCGCTGCAATCCATTCGGCATCTTCGAGCGTCATGCTCACCTGCTGGAACTCAACACCGCTTTCGAGGATGGCGGTCTTGCCGGCGTTCGCTCCTCCCGCATGTTGCGATGCCCAGCTGTCGCGGATGGCAATCCGTTGTTCGGGCTTCAGCAGGCCGGGGAACTTGAGCACACCAGACAATCGCGTCCCGTTGGCAAATGTCCCGGCCCCATGGTCTTGCTCGGCTTGGGCCAGGTCAATCACTCCACGCGCGGCTTGGATGGGACTCACACCCAGCACGCCGTCAGGCCCCAGCCTATGGCGCAGGTGCAGCACTTCATGACTGAGCAGGCGGATCAGCTTGCCGTCGCTGTCGGTGTACTCATAGACCAGCTTGTCGCCATTGCGGATCACGCTCACGCGGTCGGGGTTGATGGGCCACAGGGCAGACACTTGCCCGCTACCGTCGAACTCGATGCGAGCGTAGGCGTTGCCTCGGAGCAGGACGTTGGCTTGCATCAGCTCGCGGAACTCCAATGCCGTCTGGTGCTCGTTCGCCTGATCGTGCAGGACGCGGTACAGCGGATGCTCATTGGCCCGCGTGCGGTCTTCGCCGTCGCGCTTGAACAGGATCAGGGGCAGGCTGGCCACGGTCTCGGAAATGGCTTGCACGCAGGCATACACCGCTGAAATGCCCTCGGGCTCGGTGTTGCCAGTCCGAAGGGCTTGAAAGGCCGCCCAGGTGTCGTTGGGGTTGTATGCCCGACGTTCGTAGCCCAGGCGGGACAGCAGGCGGTTCAGCATGTTTGAAGCCACAGATAACGCAAGTCCCGGCCCTCGTAGGCGGGGCGGTTGCGCAGGTTGATGCTTGTCGCTTGATAGGCCGGCCAGGCTTGCACCACGCTGATTTCGTGCAGCTCGACGGCCCGAAGCTCGCGGGTGGTGCCCGTCCATGTTTCGTCGGTGGCGATGAACCCGAAGCTCATGCCGCCCAGATCACCACGCGCCGCAAGGGCAGCAATGTCCCGGCCCGCTTGGGTGTCGGGCAAGGTCAGGGTGTAGGCCAGGCCGTGGCCGTCTTCGCTCAGGGTCAGGGTGCCGCTTTTGGTGCGGCCCAGCACCGAACGCTGATCGTGGTCGGCCAGGGCCAACACGTCGCGCCCGCTGGCGAGGGTGTCCCGAAACGCACCGGGGGCGATGCGCTCGGTAAATTCGCCGATGCGTGTCTCCGACTGGAATACGGCGGCGTATCCACTCAGCACGCGGCCATGCGATTGCAGGCCGGCGGTTGCGCGATGCTCTAGCTCCATGGTCAGATGCCGATGTCTTCCACCGTGACGAACGCCTTGGGGTGGCGCACTGCCGCGTCCATGGTGTGCAGGATGCGCAGTTGCACCGCGCCGGCTTCGTAGTAGCCAGCGGCGTAGGGGTTGGCCAGAATCTCCGTCGCGCCCCATTCACCGATCACCAGTTGCGTGAAGTCGCCCAGGATCATGCGGCCCTTGTCGGGCGTGCCGGTCTTGGCGTCCAGTTGATTCGTGACGTGGGCGGGGATGCCGGCAACACGCCCAGCGGTCAGCAGGTACTCGGCTCCGGCAGTTGAGTCCTTCAAGGTGCTGGCGAGTTTGGTCGCCACCTTGGGATGGATCAGCGCAGCATTCGGGGTGACGTTCACCAGGGCCAGCTTTTCCAGCAGGCCCAGCAGGTTGGCCCAGCTCAGGGTGGACAGGCTGCCGGTCTGAACCCCAGTGGTGCCCAGGATGCCCACCGGCTGCTTGGCGGCGGCGGTGCCATGGATCAGCGCCTTGTCCACGGCGGCGGATACCACTTGGACAAAATCGTCACGAACAAGCTGCTCGATTGCCGGGTTCGATTGCTGGATCAGTTGTCGGCTCAGACTCGACAAAGCTCCGACGTGCTTCGGGGACAGGCTGATCGTGTCGAAGGTCGGGTTCGATTCGGTCAGCGAATCGCCTTCGTTCAGCCAGTAGGCCGTCGAGGCTGCCGTCTGCTTGGGGATCACCACGTCACCACGCAGGCCCGACAGAACCCGTGCACCCAGGCTGCGGACGATCAGGCTGTTGCGCAGCAGGCCGATGAACTCGGACGCCTTGTAATCGTCGGGGACGATCTTGTCAGCGGTGGTGGTGGTTTGGGTGGTGCGCTTTTCAAAGATCGAAGCGGGCACCAGCAGGCCGCCTTTCTTGGGCTCGATACCTTGTCGCTTGGCTTCTTGCTGAAACTCAGCCAGGGCACCCGTGACCGAGCGGTTTTCGACTTGCGCGCGGATGGCGTCCAGGACGTTGACGCCGCTCTCGAACTCGCGCTGCTTGTTGTCGGTCGGTGCCGTGCGGCGCTCCATGTCTTCGAGGAACTGCGCGCGGGCTTCGTCGGCTTCCAGCGCCTTGATCTCGCCCTTCAGCTTGTCGAACGCGGCTTGCTGTTCGGGGCTCAGTTGCGCGTTGCCGTCAACGAGGGCGCGGGCTTCGGTCACTTTCAGGGCGCGGGCTTCGCGCAGGTCGTTCAGTTTCATGGTCAGGGGTTTTTGCAAAAAGTCCTAGGTGCTGGATATATACCCAGTATCGACAAAATAGTCAACTTCTATTTGACAGTATGGCGAAAACGTGCCATCGCGCGCGGGTTGCATGGCAACGCTCAATAGGGCCAATTGATTGTGGCGATGGGTAGGTCTTGCCATTGCCGAACCCTGCGGCTTTGGCGGCTAGGTCGCGGGTGCGGCCTTCGGGTGGACGTGGAAAATTTTCCACATCCTCTTTTTCGTGCTGGTTGCGCCCATGCCGTTGCGCCAACTCCCCCTCCAACGCCCGCCCAATCTCCACGCGCGCGCGGGGCGCGGATTGCGGCTAGGTGCTGGGTTAGGTTGCGGTCGGTATCCAGTAGTCCGATATCAATATCGGATTGCGGGGCTTACGCCATGCTCGGCGGCGAGCTTTTCGGCGGTGGATTGCGGTGCAACTGGATCAATTTGATCTAGTTGCTTCGTGTGCTGATTTGCGCCGTTGCCGCCTTCACGCTTCTTCGCCCGGTTGTACCTGCGGCCGCTGACTGGCCCCTCAGCCGTGGGGGCTGGCCTACAAAATGACCGGTCAACCGGTCATTTTTGCTCGCTGACTGGCCCCTCAGCCGTGGGGGCTGTCCTACGGCTGTTCGTCAATTAATTGACTAACAGATGCTGGCCGTGCCCCTCAGCCGTGGGGGCCTACCGCTTCGGGTAGCTGCGCAAGGGCACTATCTGGAAAACTGGAAAACTGGAAAACTGAAGTGACCACTAACCTGTTTTTGCTATGCTTTTGATATTGCGCAGTGGCGTAGCTATTGAGTTTTCACAGTTTTCCAAGTTTTTTCAGTTTTCTCAGTTTTCCACTATTCACTTTTCCAGACAGTGGGGTGTCTTCACTGGTACAGCGGCTTTTCCAGTGCGGTGAACACATTGGCGTTGCGCTCGCCGATGGTGACGCTCCACCGATGGCCGTCTGCCCAGCGTGTGCCCGTGTGCCTATCCAGCACGCCCAGCACCGTCTTCTTGGACTCGCCCGTGTAGTCGCGCACGGCGGCCACCAGCTCCGTCCGCTTCATCGGCCCATCGGCCAGCGCCGCGCGGATTGCATCGATCAGCTTTGCATTGCGCTCCAACGCTTCCGCCACCTTGTCGGCTCTTTCAGCATCGGCGATTTGCTTGCCGTCCATGGGTTGCACGCTATCCAGCTTTTGCCGCCACGTCATACCCGCACCATTGCGGTATTCCAGGCCGTAGGTGCTGGCCACATCGCCGCGCGCCTTCAGGTTGTGGAACGTCACGGCGCGGGACTCATGGCGCGTCACCACGTCCAACGTATAGCCGCAATCGGCATCGTCCAACTGGTCGGTGGTGCCTTGGTACACCAGCGCCCCATCGTCGCCTCGGTGCTTGTTGACGTGCGCCAGCGCAATGACGGTGCCGCCGGCCATGACAAACGCGCGGATGGCCTTGTTTGCCTCGGTCTGCTTGGACTTGTCCATAAGCCCGACGAACTTCTTGAGGGTGTCCAGAATGACCACGCTGCCGCTGGCTTCGCCGTCCTTCGCCATGCGCTGAAGCTCTGGCAAAAGCATCGATGAGCGGAACCCGTTTTGCCCGTCCGCCATCATGTTGAACCCGACTTCCTCGGCAAATTCCAGCTTCGTGATGAGACCCTGATAGGTATCGTCGCAGTTGACGTAAAACACCTTGTCGCCATCGATCACGCCCGCCTTGATGGACTCGCGCAGCATCCATAGCGTCAGCAGCGTTTTGCCCGTGTTCGGGGCGGCGTAGAACGTTGTCCACTGCCCCAGCAGCGCCAGGTGTGGCAACACTTCGACTTGCTCTTTCATGTCCTTGCGCATGGCATGGCTCCTTCCCTTGAGACTGAAGCGGGCAAAGCCCGATGGTTGGACTTCTTCGCGGTGTGGCGCAATGCGCTCCGCATTCTGTAGCACTGCTCGGATTGCTTCGGGTGCATTCATGCGGCCTCCCGTGCAACGTCGTTGAGGTCGTTTTGCTCCTGCCGGGTGACGTACACCTCAGCCCCAGCGCCGGCCCACATAGCCGCACACTGGCGCGCGGCGGTGATGCCTGCCGGGTCGTTGTCGCAAGCGATGGTCAGGGACTCGATACCGGGCAGCGGCCCGAACTTGCCCAGGTGGCCAGCGTCGATCAGCGCCCATGCCGGCGTGAATGCGTGCGCCAGGGACAAGGCGGTTTCAATGCCCTCAGCCACGCCCAGGCCGTGCGTGACGGCTTCGTCAGGCCACAGTCGAATCACGCCATCGGCCAGCGAATGACTTGCCAGCGGCATCCTTGACGGGGACACGTCGGCTTTGCCCGTGGCCTTGATCCAGGTGCGATGCAGACTCAGCGGCTTGCACGTCCGGGCATGGGTGACAAGCCCGATCAGCGCCGGCCCGGTGTGCCCGCTCGGGTGCTTGACTTGCGGATGCCAGCGAAGATCACCATCGGCGGGCGGGATCACGCAATTGCGGGCGTGAAGGTACTCAGCGGCCACGCCATTGATAGGCAGGCACTGCGCCCACAATTCGCGGCCCCAGTCGCTCAGGCTGGTGCGCTTTTGCCTGAGCGGTGCCGCGCTGGGCGGTGCGTAGCTGGTGCCGCGCTCGGTCGCCACGTAGCCGCACCTGAAGCAATGCGCCACCATGCCGCTGTCGGGCTTGATGGTGATGCTCAGGGCGGTGTCCTTGCGGCCTCGGTCGCACGCCGGGCACGGTGCGCGATGATCTCCGACAGGCAGGTGTCGGTATTGATCCATCGCCATGCTGGCGATAGAATCGTGGTGTTGGTTCTTTTGGAATGCGCCCTCTGCTTGCCGGCTAGGGCGCTTTTCTTTTGCCTCGGTCATTTAGGCGATCTCCCTCGACCGCAACCAGGCGTCGATATCGGCGGCGCGCCAGCCGACGGCCCTTGTCGATAATTTGACTGGCCGTGGAAACAAGCCCTTTGCCATCAGCAAGTAAATGGCGCTGCGGCTCAGGCCGACTTTGGCCTCTACAGCAGGCCGGCGAAGAATCAAACGGATGGTTTCGGTCACTTCTGCTACTCCAGAAACGAAAAAACCCGCAGGGCAAAAACCGTGCGGGCATAAAAAAACCGACTCCATATGAAGTCGGTCGGGGGTTCCCGCGTCAACGGGAATTAGATTGGCTCAGGGCCAGAAACAAAAAAGCCCGCAGGGCGTTAACCTATGCGGGCTTTGGGTACAAGTTTTCCAAGAGTGGCATAAATGTACCACACGCAACGGATCACGCAAAGATTTTGTAAGCTTTCTGCGGAACCATGCGGAAACAAAAAAGCCCGCAGGGCGTGAACCGTGCGGGCTTGGGGAATTTTAGGGCGAGCTCGTCTATCGCTCGCTGCGGCCGTCGCTACGTGCTAAACGGACTCGCCATTCATTGCGGGGCTTGGTGGTGAACCCGCAAACTTTCGCCGCGCGACAGAACGATCTTGTTCTGTGCCATCGGCCATTTTGTCTTTAGCACGCGCGCGGCTCCCCTCGGAATGGTCCCCTATGCGTATGCGCTCAGACGGGGCGGATGATACCCCACTTTTCCAGCGTGTGCCAGTGTTTTCTTTTGCGGGCTTTTATGCGTGCAGTTTCACCACATTCTTTCCAGCCGCGCCGGCGCAATAGGTACTCCATGCCGCCATCAATTCGGCCCGCTGATCCAGCGCATCGTCGCGCCAATATGCCCGCTCGACTTTGCCCTTGGTGTTGGCGTGCGCCAGCGCCAGCTCGGCAATCTCACGCGGAAAACGAGCGTCGGCGGCCCAGTCCCGGAATGACGAACGGAACCCATGCGGCACGCAATCGGTGCCCATGCGCCGGGTGACGGCGGTCAGGCTCATATCGGATAGCTGCCCCTTCGCACCGGGGAAGATCAGCTCACTGCCGTCAATGCGCGGCATGGCCTTCAGCAGCTTGATGGCGGCGTCAGACAGCGGTACGCGATGCGCTTTGCCCGCCTTCATGCGCTCGGCAGGGATGGCCCATAGCTTCGCCTTCAGGTCAATCTCAGCCCACGTCGCGCCCCTCACTTCACCGCTTCGCGCGGCGGTCAGAATCACGAACTCAAGTGCTCTTGCTGCGATGCCTTCACGCTGGCGAAGATCGGCCATGAATGCGGGCACGTCGGCAAACGGTAATGCACGGTGGTGCACCGTCTTTTGCACCTTGCTGGGGGTGGCCAGAACCGCGTCAAGATGGCCGCGCCAGCGCGCCGGGTTCAGCCCTTGGCGGTAGCCCGACACGGTAGCCCAGTCCAACACGCGCTCGATACGGCCCCTCAGCCGGGATGCGGTTTCGTTCTTGGACTCCCACAGCGTGCGCCCGTCCTTTTGCTTGGCCGTCAGCACGTCCATGACGTGCGCAAGCTCGATCAGGCTCACGTCCAATTTGCCGATGAACCGGCTCGCGTACTGGGTCAGGGTGTTTTGCCACTGCTGGCGATGCTTGGCGTTTTTCCACTCGCCAGACTTGGCCGACAGGAACTGACTCACGCACCAGTCGAACGTCTTTGCCTCGACTACGGCGGCGGTGATGGCCTCCTGGCGCTGCTGCTTGATGGTGTCGGGTATCTCGCCGCGCTGCAATGAATCTTGGATGCTGCGCGCCTTGGCTCTGGCCTCCGACAGGCTCACACTGGGGTAGCTGCCCAGGCCCATGTCTTTGCGCTTGTCGGCCACCTTCACGCGCAGTATCCATGCGCGGTGCATGGTGCTGGTGACCTTCAGATGCAGGCCGGGCACGCCTCCGACTGGGTGCCGGCCCTCCGTTTTGATGGCGCTCACGGCGCGGTCGGATAGCTGCTTTGCGATGCGTGGCATAGGTGTCTCCGCCATAAAGTCCCAGCCCACATACAGCCCACATAAAACGCTGGCCGTTGCTGGCCCGCAATGGACGTTACTGGACTACTGACAGCGGATTATGCCTTACCCATCAATGAGTTACAAGCACGCAAAAAACATTACTGGAACTTATTATGGCGGACTCCCTCTCCGCCACCGGGCTATATAAATCAACAACTTACAGCGGTTTTTGATTTCCAGCCCACATAAAAGCCCACATAAAACAAGGCTTCACCCCCCAGCCGTACACATCAGCACCAGCTCCCGCCCCGTGCTTTTCACGTCGATCACGGACTGGATGCCGTACAGCTTCGCCCCATGCTTCACGCGCATGGCGGACTTGATGCCCGGTCGGTAGCGCAGGCGCACGCGGATGGTTGTCTCCGACTGGTTTTGCATGGCGGCCAGGTACTCCCGGCCCGTCAGGGGCTCTACGGCGGCCCAGGCCGACAGGTAGGTCTGCCATTCGCTCAGGGGCTGGCCGTAGTCGTCAAAGCCTTCCACAAGCTCTTGCAGCTCGATACGCTGGTCTAGGGTGCCGGCCTGCACGATCACGCCTCCATGGCCCGATACGGGGCCAGCAGGCGGGAATACAGGTGGTTGTCTGACAGGGGTCGATCCACCACGCTTTCCCGCTGTTCGTACAAGGCGGCGGTCAGCATCAGCACCGCGATTTCCACCGGCGCGGCGGCGGGCAGTGTCTCGACGTTGAGATACAGCAAAACGGTCTGTTGCGCGGCGTCGATCAGGCCCTCGATCAGCGTGTCCTCGTCGGTGTGGTCAACGCGAAGATGGGCTTTTGCTTGCGACAGTGTGGGCATGTCAGTCCTTCATGAATGGGTGCCGGCCACGCGCAGCGAAAGAACCAGATGGTTGAAACCGCGCTGCCGGCTGTCGGGGTTTTTTCTCAATCGCGGCACTGGCCGACAAATCCGCGTCCGGGCTATGCCTTGCGGCCCCTCCCGGCGAGGGGTATCAAACGAACATGAAGCTGTCGGCTTCATAGGCTTGTGTCTCCTCGCTGCGGCTCGCTGCGCCCATGGCCATGGCAAGGGCTTGCATGCCATCAATGCGGCCCGTGGTGCGGCTTTTGTCCAGCTTGCGCGCGCCGGTCGGGTCTTTGGTGACGCAGGCGTTTGCCGCGCACATGGATAGAACCGGATGATTGCCATGGGCCACACGTCCATTTAGCAATTCAGCTTCGAGCGCGTCCAGGGCCGGGGCCATGTCCTTGAAGCCTTGCCCCCATTCAATGAGCGGCAGGTCGGCCCCCAAATCGCCCAGCTCCTTGCGCAGCAGATCAATGCGCCAGCGGTCGTAGGCAATGGCTCTCACGTCCAGGTCGGCCATGATTTCGAGCATGCCGGCTGCAACGTGCTCATAGTCCACGGTGGCACCGGGCGTTGTCCGTAGGTGGCCTTGCTTCACCCACAGGTCATAGGGCACGCGGTCACGCTTTGCGCGGTCGTGTAGACCCTGCTCGGGCGTCCAGAAATACGGTCGGACGTGCCACACGTCACCCGCTTTGCCCACAAGCACCAGGGCCGTGAGGTCAGTCCTTGCCGACAAGTCCAGGCCGGCGAAGACAGGCCCGTCCAGGGGCTCTACAGGCCCGCTACAAGCCTTCCACACGTCGGGGCTCACGAATGGGCTGTCTGTCGATACCCGCTGATTCAGCAGCAGGTTGCGCGCGGTGTTTTCCATGCTGGGCATGCGCTGCGCCTGAGTCAGTTGCTCGCGTAGGTCGGACTCTGAGCGAAACAGGCCCAGCGCCGGGTTTGCTGCCCGCCATGCTGCCTCGTCCGTCAGCTCGCAACCCTCGGGCGCGGCGTACACGCGGCAGACAATCTTCGGGTCGTTGCTGGTGCTGGCATCGTCGATCCACAGACTGAGCAAATCGGCGTCGCTTGCCGCTTGCGTGCTGATGGCAATCAGCAGCGGGTTTTCATGCGCGCCTTGGCTGGTGGTGATGGCGTCCACAAAATCCGACTGCGGCCCGCGTACCTGCCCCACTTCGTCCAGGATGGCGAGGATGGGGCTCAGGCCGTGGGCGGTTTTGCCCTCGGCTGCCAGGGCTCGAAACTCGACATTCATCGGCAGGCCAATCAGGCGCTTACCCGATGGGACGATGCGCACCAGCTTCGATAGCTTCGGGCTGGCCTGCACCATCTTTGACGCCAGGTTGAACACGAGGGCGGCCTGATCCCGGCTCATGGCACCACTGACAATCTGAGCGTTTTGCTTCGCCTCGGGGCCCACCAGGTGCGCCAGCAGCAGGCCAGCAATCAGGGCGCTTTTGCCATTCTTGCGGGCGATGCTCAGGATCGCGCGGCGGGTGCCGGCTGGGTTGTCGTAAACGTCCTGGATGAAGTCTTTCTGAAACTCAGCCAAGCGCAGCGGCTTGCCCACGTCGGCACCTTCGGGCGTGACACAAAAGCCCTCGATAAAGGTGATGATGCGGGCGGCGCGGGTCACAGCACGTACAGGCGAGGGATCAGGTCGGACAACTCTTCGTCGGCTTGACGGGCCTCACGCTCTGCCGTGGCAGCTTTGCCGGCGTCGCGTGCTTCGCCCACCGTGGCCAGCGCATGCACCTGGATGGCGCGGGCGATGTTGCCGGCCCGCTTCACCAGCATTTCAATCGCCTTTGCGGTCGGGTTGATCTTGTCGCCTACGACATAGCCCTCGACTTCCAATTGCGCCTGCAACACTTCAATGTCTGCCATGGCGCGGGCAAGATGCGCCGCTGAAACGAGGTCGGCAGGCGTCCAGGTGCTACGCGCCTTGGACTCGATAATGCGCGCCCAGAATGGCAAATCGCCATCGCGCAGGGTGACATACGGCGGCGGCTCGATAGGCGCTTGTGCGGCGTTTTGAGCGGTCTGGATGGCCGATGCGATGCTGTCTGAGCGGGGACGGCGGGCAGTTGATTTCATGATGGCGAGTTAGCAGTGAAAAAAGGGAAACCGGGCGGTCTACAGCCTGCGACTGCTGGCGATTTCTTGCTATGCTTTCAGTAGCTTTGCTATCACAGTTGTAGCAGTCACTTCCTTGTTCCACGGATGGTTGGGATCGAGCGGCAGGCCGTTCAGGTCGCAACCCATGTACACGTCCTTGCCGTGGTCGCTGGCCGTCTTCATTGAATGGCATTCGTGGCACAGCGGCTGCAAGTTGTCCATGCTGTTGTCCGATGGATCGCCACTCACGTGGTCAACGTCCGTCGCCACGGTAACAACGCCACGCGCCAGGCAGTAGCGGCACAGCGGCTCACGATCCAGCACAGATGCCCGCAGGCGCTGCCATGCGCCCCCATTCAAGGGCAGGGTGCGCCGGGGGTCGGCATTGCGTCCGGTGGCCTTGCTCATTGCTTGCTCGGGTAGTCGCCAGGGGCGGCGGGTGCCTTGCCCGTGGGCTCTTCGTCGATGCCGGGGATCGTGGGCAGGTTTTCCAGGCGCCGGGCTTCGGACTTGCGCATCCAGCCGACATTGATGCCGCTGGCGTAGAACGCGGCTCGGGTCGTTGCGTCGCCTCTCAGCAGGCCCTCGACTTGGTGCTCGGCAAAGTAGATTCGTCTGCCGGCTTCGGTCAGCAGCTTGGATGCAATGGCTTGCTCCCAGGCCACCAGATGCCGGCGCAGGGACAGGGTGACAAACTGCCTCGCCATCTCCACCGAATTGCTGTAGTTGCCATGGCGAAGATCACCGATCACGGTCGGGGGCACGCGGAACAGGCGGGCCACTTCCTCGACTGAGAATTGCCGCGCTGCAATCCATTCGGCATCTTCGAGCGTCATGCTCACCTGCTGGAA